ATGAATTTGCCAAGCTCTATATCAAGGAGGAGATCAGCCAAGGGTTGCCTATGCAAACATTGGAGGCTACAGCCGAAAATGGCAAGCCAGCCTTGGAACAGCTCAAAGACAACCTCAAAGCCGACAAGGGGCCGCCAACGCAACCAGAACCCCCACAGGAAAAGCCAGAGCCAGGTCAACCTGGGGAACTCCAAAACCCTGACCCCGTTTTAGAACTCCTTGCCGACATTGAATCCATGACCACCCATGCCGGAATCACGGAGATGCAGATCCAGCTAAACGCACGGCTGAAAAAGGCATGGATTGCCAACAATGAAGACATTCTGAAAATCACCACGGCCCTGAACAAGCGGAAAAAGGAGATCGAGAAGATCCAGGAGAAGGAGGAATAGCCTCATGGCTGAAATCAACCTCTTTGGATTAGTCACCCTGGACGATGCCGCCGAGGGGCCGATGACCCTCAAGGTCTGGCCTCCGCATTATTTGGAGCCAATTTTGGAGGGTTTTCGTTGGCGTCACATTTCAGAAAACGGCTATCATGTGCGGATGGATGGGAGTAGGCGGCGATTCAATCCGCCTATGGCCGGCAGACCTTCGCCAAAAAGGAAGGGAAAAGCGGTAATGCGGGAAGGGATCTGCCAGAACGGGAATAGGGGGAAGAAATGAAGTGGATTAACGTCAAAAAACGAAAGCCGCCATGTTCCCGCGATAAGGACGCGCCTGGGTATCCGGTTTTGATATGGCCCCCCAATCCGCAACCTGAGCAAGATGGAGTCGATGGCTTTGCCTATTACGGCAAACGAGCAACGGGAAGGCCCGCGTTTTATCTCTATGGGGCGGAGCTTATCGGCGTTACTCACTGGATGCCAATGCCAAAGCGGCCAAGGAAGCCATGACCCTCTCCCCTTCTCAGCAACGTGTCCTCCATGCTATCCAGAAGAATCCTATTCGGTATCTACCGAAGGGGGCTACGGTTGTTACAGACAATCCGTATCTTTGGCATCTTGTTAAAATGATAGGTTGCCTGTGGGAATGGTCCCGCACTATTGATCTTGAAGCGAATACGAGTGATTACAGGCGCAGGATTTGGGAGATTAATCAAATGCCTGGGTATAAGATCCTTTCCTTTCATGCACCGTGGACGGGGATGCTTGGTAGCGGTTACGTTAAAACCATTACCCGCCACGGCTACATCCTGATACCGCCGAGCGAGAAGGAGAAGGAGTTGGGATTGTGAGCAAAATTAAGGTTCTATGCTGCAACCGATGTGGTGGGACGATGATTGAAATTCGCGGTCGTTACCCAAAAGATCCTCGACGCATGGTTTGTCCAACTTGCGCCTTTGAGCGACTCGAAACAATCCACGATATGACAAGAAGGGATTACGGTACTGCATACACAAACACGAATAAGGCAAAAAACCTATGACCCTCCACCAAAAAGCCCGAAGGGTGGCGAGAAAAGCTCTGCGTAAGTGTGGACTAATTTGGTCCAGCCACGAAAGCCGGTATATCGAGATCATGGCCGAGGCACTGATGGAGTTTAGGAAGGAAGAATTGAGGGAGTTGAAGAGTGCTATAGAAAAAGACCACATTCCTATGTGCGCGTTTTGCGGGGACTATTATGGAGACAATCACACTGAAAAATGGCCTATCCCCAGATGCAGTTGTCCTACGCCGGGATGTAAATTAACTCAGATCGTACAGGAATTGAAAGGGAAAAGATGACCCGACCCAGAAGGACTGAGGCAGAAAAAATTAGACCTTTTTCTAATGGGACTCAATATCTGGATTGGCAAGTCTCAAACTGTGGGCGATGTAAAAAGGCGGCGACAACTACTCAATTTGAAGCAGGAGAAATTCCATGCGAAATTGAAAAAGAGTTGGCCTTTGCGGCTTGCGATGAGGGGACCATAAGTAAGGAGATTGCTGGGCGTATGGGCTTGGCTAAGGGCCGGTATGTGTGGCAATGCGGTGAGGTGGAGTGGACGGAAAAATGGAAAAAGGAATACAGGGAACGGCATGAAGGAAAAAAATCTCAGAAGGACTGAGGCAAGCGAAGATGAATTCGATCCAGATAATCCTCCCTTTCAGACTCCCGACATGGAATCAACTTCTAGCCATGAACAGGTGGGAGAGGCAGAAAGTGGTGAACTGGATAAGAGAGTTTGTATCCACTTCCATTCACGACGCCGGAGGCTCGCAGATCCGGATGGGGTCAGTTGTAAGGCCGCGATGGACGGCTTGGTCCAAGGCGGAATATTACCAGATGATTCAGCCAAGTACGTCAAAGAGGTATCGTTTAGCCAGGAAGTTTCCGCAACTGAAGAAACGGTGATCGAAATTAAGTGGGATTAGCCCGGTCCCTTGAGGACGTGATGGAGAATTTAAGATGAGAGAGTTAGACTGGCAACCTATCAAAACCGCACCCAAAGATGCAACAGATATAGAAGTTCTCATGGCTGATGGGACAGTCTATGAAAGAGCGCATTGGGCGTGTGATCTGAGTGGCGAAGAACAGCCTGCGTATATAGGTTGGTTTGTGCCGGTAATGAATGCTGACGGAACTGTAAATTATATGCGGGGCATCAAAGAACCAAAAGCATGGAGGCAAATAGGATGATCCGCATCGTAGCCCCCCATTTTTGTGCTGGTGTCTGGTTAAGCTGGCGAGGGGCTCCGTTTGGACACGGTTCAATCCGGGTGGTAGCGTTGGCCGGGAATGGGAGGAAATTTGAAAACAATCGACCGGATAAGAGATGAAATTAATATTATAGTACCCCCACCGTGGGATAGACGTATCGCCCTATTGGTCGAATACTACGAGGCGGCGGAAGGTGAATTTAAATATGTCGGCATTTCAGGTGATACGCCAATGAATCGCCGACTTAAACAGGCCCGCGCAAGACTGGAGAAGGAAGATGAGTAGCATGAAAATCCAAAAGCAAGACTCTGTGGGAAAAGGAGGCCTAAGTGAAACAGGCAGACGTAAAGTTTGTAAAAGCACAATACGACAAAATTGTCCATTGTCCCAATCCAGTTGATTGTGACAGCTGCCCTGACCGTGGTCGTTTCCTCTCTCTTTTGATCAAATCTGAGGCGATGAGGGAAAAGGCGGAGTTTTGGCGAAAATATCCAACGCACAAATTAGCTATAAGCGATGCTCACCAATGGCTCGATGCCGACTGGCAGGAGTTTGTGGAAAAGGAGTGGGGAATATGATCAACCTTAAAGAATTGAAGCAACGCCTCGCAGAATTAGAGGAAATGAAGTTTGGACCGGGGCTAGACGATTTTGGATCAGCGCATCAGCTTGAGTTGATTGGCTGGTGCCGCGACTTGATTGAGGAAGTGGAGCGATTGCGAAAGTTGCCGAATATAGGTCGAGAACTTAGCAACCTGGAACCCGATAATAAAGTGCTACACCTAAAAAATAAAGAGAACGCTGCCCAAATTGTCACTTTAATGCACGAGCGAGATGATGCGTTGCGTGAGAAGGCCGAGCTTGAATCCCAATTGTGTGAGACGAGGAAGGCGCTAAAACGCGCGCATTACCATTATAGCATCAGCGGCAACCCAGAACCCTGTCTGTATCCAGAAAACTGTGGTACTGCTAAGGCTATTGCTTCCACTCCCACCTGCAAGCATAAGGAGGAAGTGGAGCGATTGTTAGACTGGCTTCGATGCAATGCGTTACATGGCAAAAACTGCATGCCAGATACGTTTTGTGACTGCGGGTTAAAGGAGTTACTAAAATGAGCAGCTATATACACCGTTACTGCCTTACACATGGAGAGTGGGACATGGATGTTGGTAACGTAGATGAATGTCCAAGGTGCGAGGAGGAAGGGTTGACTGAAGTTCAGCAATTAAAAAAGCAAATATCTACTCTCAAAGCCGAACTCAAAATGGCAGAGGCCGATGCTAACCGGCTGGATGCTGAGTCGGTAAAGTCGTGGGATGAGTGTGTGCTTCTCAGGGCTGAACTCAAAGAGGCAAAAAAGTGGTGCTTTAATGACAACACTGTAAGGGGATTGAAGGCGGAGTTAAGGGCAGCAAAAGAAAAGCTGGAATTGGGTAATAATGTGGCAGATTTTCTTGACACGCTTTATAAGCAAGCCCCTACCTTGAGAGAGGAGGGCTTAGATAATTTCGATGGCTACTTTTGCTGTCTATCTGAAATACAAAAAGCTTGTCAGTCTGCATGGAGTTCCCCTCGTGGGTTTGCTGAATCACCTACCGAATTGATCTACCAGATTATTGAGGAAAGGGACCGGCTGCAAGATGCCTTGGATGAAGAACGAGGAAAGGTGATGGAAGTATACTTCTACAAGCTTCACAACACAAACCTATCTCATTGTGACTATTGTCTAAGTTCTGATAAACGCCACTCCTGGACCCGCCAACAATGGACGGAGGAAGGAAGGAAACAACGAAAATGAGAGTCGAAAATGGGTTTAGTTTGCGATTAACGAAGGTAGATCTGGAAAAACTTTCTCGCGGGATAGCGCTAACGATTAGCGCTTCTTGTCTTAACGGGGACATGATAGACACTCTGACAATTCGGGTTGCGCCAGAACTGCCGGAATTGGATCAACCAGAAAAGGAGGAGGCTAGAAAAACGAGGGATTTTTTCGCGTTCGCCCGAGAGCAAGGAGATAAATGATAATTGTAATCGCTTTTTTGACATTCTTATTTTTAGCGAGTTGTGGGGAAGAGCCTACCGAACTAGCGCCGGACGATCTCCCAAAAATCGAGATGGACTTGACTCACAAAGCAATTCAAAAGGGCTGCATAACTCCCACCGACTTAGAAAAAGGTTTGGAAGTTTCGTACTTTTTTTTTCAAAGTCAGTCTGGGTCTTGGATTCGAGCCGAATTACATTTAAAGGATTCTGCTGAGATAATTGGGATAGGTGATGATAAAGCTATGGCTCGACGGAATCTTTTGAAAAATTTATCCGAATGTAAGCTTTGGGTCTCTACTGTGAATGCTATTCAGGTAGGAAATGAAACAATAGGAAGAGATAAATGATATCCGAAGAGGAAGTTTTAATTTCTCTCTTGTTCCACCTGCATAAACTGACAGACCATATATCCCCTATCCTGCCAGCAAAAGAACCCCTTCGGGAGCGCCGGAGCACATCCCGAAAGGGTAATTAAAAGAACCAATAAGGCCAATTTCACTTTATGACTATCGGGAGATCGTCCGGCACTGGGGCCGGTGCCGGTGTTAGGTACTTATCCATCCAGGGCTTTAAGTAGCTCGCCCCAAGGCCACCCATGCTACCGCCTACGAGTAGCATTTCCAGGCCCGTACACCCGCTGAGGCCCAATGTCATCATCAGAACTAATCCACGTAAGATTTTCTTCATAAACCCTCCTTATTGTTTTACTTCCGGTTGTTTTACGCCGACCCCTCGCAACATCTCCGCTCCCTTCCAGCTTACGAGCGTTATCAGTCCTCCATTAAGGATAGCCAGCGTCACTTTGAGAAAATACCCATCCAGGAAGTTCGTCACCACCTGAATCCAGACAGCTACAGCCAATGCGATATAGCGCGGGTCGGGATTGATCTTCCCTGTAGGGAGTTCCTTCCAAAGTTGCGTCAGGGCAACAATGACAAGCACCTGAATAGGGAAGGTCTTTAGAGTCTCCGCCGTGATAAAACTGGTGATGTCAAAGTCCATGCTTATCTCCTAAAATGGCTTTCTCAAAATCAACATCAATAATGCCCCAATGAGTCCCGTCATGCAAAGGGTCACAAGGCCGTAGGTAATAAGTTTGACCGGGGCAAATTCTTTGTGCGTAACGTAGAGTTCTTCAAAGAGTGCCAGATTTTCTTCTATCTTTTTCGTTCGTTCGTCGATACGAATAAGCAGTTCGACGGCTTGTGATTCGGTTAATAAATCCATCATCCACCCCCTACGGATAAAATACCCTTTTACCTGATTTCGGTGACACTGTTTGTAGATGCGTCCAGCCCTTTGTGCTTGCGGGATGCTCTTGCCAAAGCCCGATCTTTCCCAATATCTCAGGATGAGTCAAACACCATTCGTCAAGGTCGCCTTCGGGGTCTTTTACGTCTATTGCCTGGCAGGTCATGTGCTTGGATAGTGGGGCCGCGCCCGTTGTCGCCGCGTTTACCGCCGGGGGCCGCCAACCGGAAGTAATATCCCGCGACTCGCCAAAGTAGCCGAGTAAAGTATTGATCCTGATAACCGTCTCCTGCGCGTTAATGCGGAGATCCGTTGTCAGATCGTCGGGGAATTGCTTATCCCGGCCTTGGAAATATTCCTGGAGGGTAATCATGGGGCTGCCTCCGCATTCGGGCGTCTTAGTTCGCGCAGAGTCGGCTGACGCGGTAATTTTTTCCGCGTGCCACGTTTTGCATTTACTTCTGCCGTTGCTCGCTTCGCTGCTATCGAATCATAAAACTGGATTCGCTTACGCCATGCTTCATACAAACGGCCACCTTGTAGCATTTCCTTTGGATGCAACCTTTCCGCTTCCTCTATTCTTGGAATCAAGGGCGAAAGAGTCTTTTCCCTCCTTTTGCCAAATGCTTCTAGCCATTCCCGCCTAACTTCTGTTGGTGCTTCTCCGGGCGGAACTCCCGCTATGGGTTGTCGTGGCCCCCTATAAACCAGCAACCCAAATTTAGAGAGTATTTTAGTAACTGGATCAAGTTTCCGCGTTGCGCCAGGGATAGGAACTCCCCCAATTTGCGGAAATTCGATGCCTGTACCTGGTATTTCTTGAAGAGATATAAGCGGTTTACCAGTAGCCGGGTTAATTGCTGCTGGTTTTAATGAAGATATTCCGGGGATATTGGCTCCGATGCCTTCACGTAATGTCGGATCAAATACGCTTTCGATTGCTGAGAGAATCGCTTGACCTGGAATAAGTCGATTCAAAAAGCCTGTCAGTTCACGCGATAACCCTCTTGGGTCAACTCCTTTGCGCGAGATAGCGGCTTGCGCTTGTTTTATTATTCCCCCTAAAAGGCCAGGTGTGCCTTGCTCACCTAAAAGCTGTGCCCCTGGAACCGAGGCAAATTTAAATCCGCCTTTGGCTTTTTCCACGTCCCCCTTTATAACCGCCAAGAGCCATAAAGCAGACGCAAGGGGTTCCCTGCTTGATAACCTTGTTCGGTCGCCATCGGCGTGGACGTATTCCATCGAGTTGAAATCAACGTGGTCATACAAGGCCCGATCTATTAAGTAGAGCCCGCCCCAGCCGGATGCGGTTTTTGTCAAATATCCTGCAATGTCCTCAGCGCTCGCCTTTCCTTGTCGTATGGCTTTGAACAGTTCTGGATTATATCCCACCATCTCAGCACCCCACCTTGTAAACTGCCACGGCCACCGGCCAAATGTATCAACCAGCAACTTAACAGTAGTCGAACTAGCGTATTTTTCCTCTATTTTAGAAAGAGTCCGGTTAAATCCTGCTTTGTTGCCCTCGTTAATAGCTTTTTGAATTACACTCTTTGGCGGGTCTTCCCAAAACTGTTCGTAAAATTTCTGTCTCTCTGTGCCCTTTAGTCCCTTCAAATTAGCCGACATAATCGCGTCTTGCCAGATGCTAATAGCGGCGCTGAACCGCTTGGCTCCGGTGTCCATTACGCCCTTAAGATAGAGTGGGCTGCCTACCAGATAGTCCAGTCCTTTACTGGCTGCATTGCTGCGTAGAGTGAAAGTCCCCGGACCTTTCTGAAAACCGCCCCTTAGCTTTTCCCCGATTGCTGTTAATTCTAAACCTTTCTCAACACCTGCTACTCTGGGTCGGTCTTTTATGGTTCTAATGACCGCTTGAATACTAGGAAAATTGACATGACCTTTGGCAACTTGAACTAAATCCTTGCCAACACCACCCGCAATCTGCGCCCCTATTTCTGTCGCGTTGCCGATCATGTCCAGCGAAAAAGACGTTACAGAGAAAAGGTTCAAACGGATTGAGTCGATAACATCACGGCCAAGCTGAGTGCCTTCGGCTACACTGAGTTTTCCTTTTTCAATGAAAGTTTTGCCAGCTTCCAAAATGGAGGTATAAAGGGGAAGTCGCTTTCCGATCTCTCCAAAGGCAGCATCCGCATTCTTTAAACTCTTTACGACCTTGGCGAGCTGTGAGAGTTGCCTGCCTGCGTTGCTCGCTGTGGTAATAAATGACTCAATGAATTGTTCTCTTGATACGCCTTTACTTTCCAATATCCGTTCCAAGCCCCGTAAATCCAATTCGCCTCTCTGCATGGCTCTGGCTAATTGAATTGTTACAGGAATGTCCGGCTCAAGCTCTTTTCCCAAAGATTTGAAGGCTTCGATCCCGGCTTCGGTGATGAGTTTGGTTGTGCCGGTCTCAAGTCGGCTTCCTGTTACGCCTTTCGGTATCCCTTCAAAGGTCGTTTCCGTGACAGGATGACCCATCTCTTTCTCTAAGGGAGTTAGTTTTTTTGGCGGGGGAATGTCGCTTGGTTCACCCGGAGCACCGCCACGGGTCCCGAAAAGTTTTTGAGCGGCAAGGTCGGCTTGACTTAACGACGATTCTTCAAATGGCACATCAAACGGTATCTTCTCCTCAACTTTCAAAATGTCGGCATCTTTCTTTAGGACAACATCAACATCATCCTTTAGGCGTATCCCCCCTTTTTCCTTGATTGCCTCGGTATATGTTTTCCCTTTGTATTGAAGCTCTGCGGGTGTTTCAGTAATCGTATTGATCTTATCTTGAACATATCCAGCCATTTGCTGTTTCTCAAAACCGCCAGCCGTTCTTCTCCCCGTCCCCTTCGCTTCCAACATGGAATTGATTGTTGGCTCAGGAATAATCCCCGCCTCATGCAATGCCTCTGCCATTTCATCAACTCCAAGACCTTTCGGGTTGTGGTAGCGATTCCACGCGCCAAATTCTTCTTTTAACTTTGCAGGGATATTCATTCCGCCTTGGCGCTGGATGAAAGTGGAGGCGGCAACCTCTTCGTCCTCAAGGCGTGGGCGACGAGTTCTCTTCTTTCCACCAAGTATCTGTCTCATCTCGTCGGCTGCGGCAATCTCTTCAGGAGTTAATGGCCCTTTAGAGGGGATAGGCTTATCTTGACCAGCTAGTTCCATCTGTGTCTCTGGAATAGTAGCCTTCTCCAAATCAGTCAGTTTTTCAGTCTGTCTGGCTTTAGTACGAAGGGCTGTGGTGGGAGTCTCCCGTTGTGGCGTCTCAGCCAATACCCCCTGCATCCCGGCCTCAGTCGGTTCGACGCGGGGCTTGACGATACCCTCCGCCTCCGCACGTTCTACCGGCCTTATATCCTCAATCGGCTCTTCCGGTCGGAGTTCGCGGATCTTTGGCGCTTCGGCTACGGGAGGCGTAGCCTCGGCTACTGGCGCAGGTTCCTCTTTCAATGTCTCAACAAAAGCGGGTTCAGATTCCCTTGCTGCTCGTCTGGCCTTCGCCTCTTCTATAAAATTGCGTGGCGGTGTCGCCTTTAATTCTTCTACCGATTGGATTTCTGGTATTTTTCCTTTAGTTGCTTCCCTTATTTTCATTGCAAAGTCGGACATTTTAGGGATAGGACCATACTTCTGCAAAGCAGGGTAATTCGCCATCGTATCTTCAATTACCTTAGCGGCTTCCGGAGATGCTTTTCTTACTAAATCCACTGCTGCAATTACCGGCTTAGTCATAATCTCCGGTAGCGGTTGACTGATAGCTTCCATCTTGCGCCGTTCGGACTCTGGGAATACGGCCCCTTCTTCTTGCATATATGTTTCAGGCTTTAATAATTCAGGAAAAGGGGTAAGAGGTTTAGCAAGATACTCATTTGCTAATTGCGCAGGCTTGGCAATAACTTCTAATCCCTTCTCAACTACCGTACCCACCGGCCCCATCGCAAGACGCTGAAGCGCAGACGGGGGTTGAACCTCGGGGAGAATTTCCTTCTTAGATCCCCCATACTTGACGGGGTGCTCTTGGGTAACAACCGATGTCGGTGTTTGTCCTACAGAGCTTGGAAGGTAGGCTATAATTGACTGACTTGTGGGGTCGAATAGAGCCTGTTGGCCTGATTCATGGATAACCACTTTTGAATCTTTAGGATCAAACACGCTCTGCGTTTCAGGGTTCCATAACGCCTGTTCCTTACTATCCTCGTTTTCTATGAGGCGCAACTGTGGTGGCATTAGTCCCTAAATCTCCATCCTTGGGGTAATCCACCCCCGCCGGGTTGTGCTGGGGTGGATGGGGATGGGTGGGCTTGGTTCAGTTCGGACAGATACCGTCTTAAGTCACCCTCATATTGAGCCTCTTCCGGTGAGCCAGGGTCGGCGTTCTTTTTGAGGGTTTGCGCTAGTGCAATCAATCTCAATAAGCTCTGCTGTCGATCTTTCGGTGTTTCTACTCCTTTGAGGCGATTCATCATCAGCTTATTTCTGAGATTCCGGTATTCGTTCATCACCGGATCGACCGCCGGACTTGGCCTCTGCGTCCCTTGCAATGGATTCACTACCCCCGTCCTCCGGTTCACAATAGCCGCTGGGGTGCCCGGACCTGGCTGGATTAAGGAAGTAGGATCAGGGGGCGGCCTATACAAGTAATCTTTCGCCGCCTCATCTTCCAGCCCCTTTACCCCGAACATAGCTCCAAGCACATCTGGCCGTGTTGCCTCCCTGGTAGTCGGTCCCCGCGACATACCCGCTTCTGTATCCTCATATCCAGGGACATCTACCCTGCCTGTGCCGACTATCCCCTGCAAGATATTCCTTTGAGCCTTTTGCTTCTTCTGCTGATTGACCGCCGCTTGGACCGGCAGCCTAGCCGCTGCAGGCAACTTATTTATTAACTCCTGTACGTTTGGATCTTCAACATCCAACTCTCCCTTAGCGATCTGGTCGGTCAATTTTGCCGCCACCGCCATAGCCTGCTTATAAACCGCCGATTGCCGGGCGGCCATTGCCCGCTTGGCTATCATAGCCTCCATGTCGGGGGTTCTGTCCCCCCCAAGGCCAAAAGCCCCTAGAATACCCCCCAGGCCGCTTGTAGGGCGTGTTGTGGTGGGTATCGTGGTCTGCTGATCGGGGGGTAGGTCGGCCTGATATCCCTGAATATCGCCCATAAGCTGAGCTTCTATTAGGCGGTTCTTCCGGTCCTCGTCGATATTCTTACTCATCCCGCCCATGAGACCCGTACCAAATCCGTATCCAAATCCAGCCATAATTTACTCTCCTTGAACCCGCCGGATAGCTTCCCAGGGGTCTTTAGAGCCTGTCAATTCCCACCCTGGAGGTAAGGTTACTCCGCGCCCCTTAGTAACGTCGTCCCGGCCAAAGACGTTCCCCCAAGTCCCTGTCTCTATGTCTTGAGTCAGGTCAATCGGGGGTTGAGCCCGAGCCGCCTGATAGCTTGGGGCTAGGTTCTTAAAGTTCGACAATTCCCCCCTGCTGCCTTCCAGGGCTACCGCTTGGGACAGATTGCCGTATTTCTTATTCTGGCCTAAAGAGAAGTTCTGGAAAAACTCCGGTATATCGGCAAAGCCAAACAGTTCCTTTACCCGCTGAGGGGTCAATTTGCCTTGCAGGGCTTCTATAGCCGCCTGTTTACCCTCCGGGCCATACGCGTTTTCAAACTCCTGTACCCAGGCTTGCGGATTCGCCTTGATCTTTCCTGCATATTCATCCTGCCAGCCAGCGGCCTTTTCTTCCCATTTTCTCCCGCCAGACTCAAAACCGAACAATTTCGCCATTAGTTTCCCTAACGCTAATCCGCCTCCTACGATACCAAAAGGGGTAGCAAGGCTGGCTAATCCTCCTAATCCGCTTCCCCCTGCCCCTACCATGCCGCCATAACCAGCCTCTATTCCTTCCAGTATTTCTGGGGTAAATTCCCCGAACCCTGCGGCTGCTTCAGCGCCAACACCCGCCGCTCCGGTGCTGGCATTAGAAAAATTTGAGAGCCAGTCAAGGTCGCCGGCCCCGGTCCCCCAGGGGTCAGGGGTAAAGTCGCCACCTGTTCCGCCTGTTGGATCGGGGCCAATGCCACTAAGATCCCCTGGTTGCGTTCCCCACGGATCGGGAACAAAATCGCCACCACCATCGCCACCACCGAATAAACCGCCAAAAAGACTCCCTAATCCCTTTACTCCCGATCCGATTAAGCCTCCTAACGCTCCTCCCGCCGCCCCTACAGTTTTCCCCAGAAGGCTTAGCAGGGTTCCGGCAGGCAAGCCAAGTTGCTGTTCTATTGCATTTGGGGCTATTCCTAATCCCAACGCCTGAAGGATCTGAGGTAGTGCCTTAGAAAGAAGGTCTCCTGCCGCCCCTCCTAATGCACCCTGATTTTTCATATCTTGCAGTTTTGTCTGTAGATCCCTTTTTTTTGCCAGTTCTTCTTGAGAAAGAGCCTTGCCTAGTTCGTTCTGGAAATCCCCTTGGCTTGACCGTTCCAGGTTGTAAAGATCGGTTACACCTTGCTGCTCTGCCCCTAATCCACGGTCCAGTTCGGTGTTAAAGGCATTTTCCACCATCGGCTGAAACTGCATTGATCGGTTAATGGCGTTACTGCCTTCTGTGAGCGCGAGATTCCCCATCTCTACGTCACCCTGCCGGTTCAGCATATTCAGAGCCTTTATGCCTATTCCAGACGGTGACGCGGCCAGGCCGGATTTCTCTAGGATCGTGTTCAAATTCTCCCGCTGCGTGGTCCGACTCTGGTTAAGCATGTTCTGGCCGAGCTTAAAGCCGGGGGACTCTTCCGGGTTCGTAAGGGTCCGGTTAATGATCTTGGCAAGCTCGGTGTCCTGGAGTCGTGGTGCTCCCAATTTATTCCGAATGCCCGTATAGCGGTCTATCTCCCCTTCTGCCGTCCGTTCTGCCCTACCCCGCATCAAATCCGCTACCCGCGTGTTGCCTATGCGTGGAATACCTAAACTGTTCCGGTAGTCGCTGTAATTCGACAACGCGCTTCGGGCAATATTGCCTATCGGTGTCGTTGTGCCGGGAAAGGTGGGTTCGTTTACGGGCTGAGTCGGTGCGACATTAGGATTAGGTAATCCTCTCATCAACCAATCGGGTTCAATTCCCATTACTAGGTCATTACGTGCATCCATCTTTCCCCCCTTACGGTATCGGCCCCATCACGTCGTCAACCGTCTTTCGCTGATCCGGCGTGAGTTTTTCGTATCGCTCTCTTAGATTCTGCTCCCTCATCTTTGTCATCGTTTCCCTGACGTGCTTCAGCCAATTCTCATTCGTTTGCCTGAGCAATTCGGCTTCCGGGGTCTTAAACTGTTTGGCGGCGCGTTTTAAGTCAGCCCTTTCTTGTGGGGATAAGGTAAAAGTCGCCTGTCCGGTTGCCGGGTCATAGGTTCCGGGTTCTACGGCTAAGGCTGGAATTGCAATCAAAAGTAATAATAGGATCAAAATTTTCATTTTCTCATCTCCTTATGGAACATCGCAATCGAAGTGAATTTTCTGCCCGGCTTCTGGTTGCGCTCCGGCAGTAAAAGTGACCGTCGTAGTTGAAGTATCTATTACTAAAAAAGTGTTGCCGCCTGATCTGGTGTTCAGATTTGCCCTACAGCTTGGAGCAGAGCCGTAAGTCTGGCTAAAATTCAGCACGCAAACACTATTGGCAACAGAAGTTCCTATCGTTATTGTACCGCACGAATCCGTGCCCGCTACAGAAGGAGAAGTTGCACAAGCCCCCATAGTCGGGGTTCCGCCAATACACTTCTTCATCTGAGTAAACGCAGGAGTTCCAAAAGAAAGAATCAATAGGACGATAATCAGTTTTTTCATGGTTCCCCCTAGTAAACGATACATGAGATATCCCGCGTTGCGCTCCCATCGTACATCTTCTGACAGACTAACCGATTAGGTGTAGTCCCTGACACTTCCCACCAGACATCACCATTGCCGAGGGTTCCCGGCGTCCCTCCTAACGTGCGAATCCTCTGCGTGGTGGTCGTATTTCCATAGATGATTTCGTTTGAGGCGTTCATCGTGATGGCCTGATAGCTGGTATTTACCGCCGCGTTGACAAAACCTATCGTCCCGGTGTTGGCAAAAGTGAGAGATTGATTGATGTTAGCCGCCGTTCCGATACCGACATTGCCGGTGCTGTAGGCATAGGCATTGAGCGTTATTGGGCTAGTGCCCTTAGACAGCAGGTTCAATGCTGCGTTCGTGTCAGATCCAGCCTGATAGATAGTATTATAACCAAAACCTATTCCCTGCGTTGCGTTAGAATGGCGTAACTCCACATTTCCCGCCGCATATCCTGTTTGACCAGTCCCCATGCCAGCCGTAAAATAAACAGATGGGGCAACGGCTTGAGTCCCACTTCTTGTCGCCGTCGATACGTCGAGTTTGCCAATAGGCGCAACTAGCCCAATACCGACGTTGCCGCTCGTCGTGTTGAAAACAGTATTCCCGTTCGATGGGTTAATCGTTAATCCGTCTCCAACTCCGGTTATGCTCGTTTGAAAGACCGTCCACTCGGTGCTTGCCGCCATCTTTCCTAAAAAAGTAGCGTCGTATGGCATTTTTATGGAATCAGCGACTTCCAAGCTAACCCCAGACGTTGGAGCGGCAACCCCTATGCCCACCTCTCCCGTTTGCAGTACGGTCAGGTTTTCAAGCGGTCCAGTTGTTGCAATAATCGCAAAGCGTCCCCCGGTATTGTGCGATCTTAGAAACCAGCTATTAGCAGACAGCGGCGGGTCTAAGGTGATGGTGGCATCCGTGCCAGCGTATCCAGGTCGCACGCCCAAATCAGGTACTGTCAACGCGTTGGTTGCCGATGACACTACCCCGATACTGGCGGTAGATCCGGTGAAGGTAAAACCGCTTGTGGCTGTTAAAATGCTTGTCGCAGACCAATAAGCAACTTGATTAGCTGTTCCTGTCCCGGTGGGTATGCTTCCCGTTACATCGGGAAAGGTGAATGTCCGAGTGGTTCCAGTGGTTACTCCTGATACCTGGAACTGCGCCCGTTTGCTATTGTCGAGGTCGTCCCGCAGAACGAAAATGCTATCATCAAAAAAGGCCGTCCCGGTGGCGACGGTAATTCCTCCGCTAAAGGTCCAGAGGGAAGTGATCGTCGGTGATGCGCTGGAACTATAAAGAGTTTCGGCGTGTTGCTGTTCCTTGCGGAAACGGATTTGAGCGTCCGCCACTCCTGCCAGAGCGAAAAACAGAGTTAAGAAGGCGAGCAGTCTTTTCACGTTTCATACCCCCTGCACCAAAGCCTATCTGTAGAATCCGGCGCAATCCCCATGACAACGTTAGATCCCATTACGACCGCCTGCCCTGATACCGGGGTTCCACTCGATAGGATATAAACCGCCGCCCCATTGTGAAAAATAGTAAGCGTCCCATTTAAATATGTAAGCGGAATACTGAACGTCGTGTTTGCGCCGTTTTTTGTTCCATCCAGGTCGATTGTTACCCATGCCATTAAGCCACCACATATTGAGCTATTAACGAGTCGCTAGAGTCGGGTGCTAGGCCCATTGTGATTGTTGACCCGCTGATAGAAAACTCTCCACTGACCGCAGAGCCGCCGACCTTTTTTACGGCGACATTATTATGAAAGAGCAAAATACTTCCTACTTGCGGCGTATTGCTGATGGTAAAACTCGTATTGACTGAGTTTTTTGTTCCCGCCACATCCTCCGTAATAAACGTGCCGGTAGAAGATAGCACCGTTCGAGTATTCAAAACCGGAAGTTTCATCCGCTCGACGCCCATCAAGGTTACATTCCGCGTATTCCTGCGCGATGGGTCGAGATCGTCCAGATTCACGTCCCGGTCCTTCATACGCTGTAAAACAAGCGCGATTTGGGTTGAATATGTTCCCCTAAGATCCGCCATTCCTTAAATGCTCCTGCCAGAGTTTCATTACCTGCCGTTGCCAGTCCCAAAGTTTATTAACCACAAGCTGCCCTGACCCAAAGCAATCGGGACAGACGATCTTTTTACCGTCCCCACTCGGCTTACTCCCATTTTCGCATTTGCAGTCGCTAAATTCGTTTCCTTCCGATTCCGGCGGGTCTGGGACGGTGACGCCAAGTTGCCGGAGTCTTTCCACTAGCGGATTGATACGATTTATGGTAAACTCTCTTTCAGTCATGTTTTGTTCATTCTTCAATTCTAAGTGGATGCACGTAAACAAATTGAAACGGGTCCATCCTAAAGATGGAAGTATTCTCCGACTCAATTTTATTCCGGTTAGGAACACGCTGTGCGTTATTCACACCGGCGCTATATTGCACCGGGTCAATAATAAGCCGTCTCTTGGACAATTTCGTTACCTCCGAGGAGGATTTGTCGAAATAAACCCGCCTCGCGGCAGACGGGTCAAAGATGTTGTTGTTCAAGCTGTGAAACTTCGTCATACTCCCGCCACATAGGGGAGTCTCCCCCTATCAGTTAGATTCTGGTAGTGATGCCCGTAATTCTTGATATCGAACGCCCCGCCGGTGTAAACTTCCAGACGATGGCGGAATTGAAAACCTACATCCAAGACGCCCACCCTCATACCGGCATTAGCAATTTCAATATCCTGACTCGTTTCATTGACTTCCTTCCCGTTAATCGCCTTTAGAATGTAGGTCGCCAATACTCCGGGGTCGGCCCCTTCCACGTCAAAATCGAAATACATATTGCGCCGCCAGATATGCGGGTCTTGTTTGGCCGGGCTTTCTACCGTCTCAATCACCATCAACACCGGCGCAGGGGCAAACTCCTCATTGTCGAACTCATTTCGGTCCATTTCCCAAACATACCCGCTGGAATCGAGCACAAGGGTAATGTCGTTTCCAACCGTCTCCTGCTGAACGCACGAGGCAACCCCATAAACATCCCACCACGACCAGCCGGCAATCTCCCCTTCGTCGGTCAGATCCCGCTGATAGACTAAGCAGATATTGGTTAATCCGGTCCCCGTAAGGAGTTCGATATTTGCAATAGTGTCGTAAAAGACGGCGATAAAAAAGCCAGGAAGATCTGTCACCCCGGTCGCTGCTATGGTGATCTTCCCATAGTGGAGCGCCGCGTCTTGTGGATTCCCATTCGCCGCCCCATAAACGGGGATATCCAGATGCAGGTAAAAATCCCCGAAAACTCCCGCCGCTACGGTCAGATTGATAAAAGATGCTTTAGTCGAGCCGTCTGTGGAGAGTTGCACATGAGAGGCAAAGGCCGTATCTGAGGCAACCTTTGCCTTAGCAAAAGTCAGGGTATAAGTTCGACTGCTGCTCTCATTGTTTTTGATTCTAAATCGCCATGTTTTTGCTACTGCCGCGTTGCCCGCGTGTGCCCCCAGGAAGGTCTCTCCGACCTGCATTTTCACCACGCCACCTACATCATAGAAGTCATAGGGTGGATCGTCGTACTCCGCATAAATCCAGTACGACATTACGCGAAGGTTATTCAGACTCGAACTAGCCGACCAGGACACCCGGAGCCACGTATAGGTAATAACATCTTCATCCTCTGTCTGGATCTTAATACGAATGCGAGTTTGTGAGGCACTAGCAAGCTGCTGTTGGCTTTCGGTTAAGATCGTTGTCCATGTTCCATCGTTCCCGTCCGTGGAATCGGCTGAAGCTTCGACCAGGAAGGTTATCGACGGTGTTCCGGTAACGGAATTATAAAGATAGGAGATAAATATCTCTCTGACATTAGCCGCCTTGGCAAACTGATGCAGAATACCGCTGAACTGATTGGCTGAAGAAATCAACTCAAGATAGGATGCTGTTGCTGACTGATCGCCATTTAAAATGTTCTTGTTCGCCGTCGAGATAAGCGTTTGATTCCCTGCGGCAAAAGAGGTAATCACCGACCAGAGAGTTGAGCCGTCCTCGGTGTATGTTAGACGTTTTGCCATTTTAAGTCACAACAGGAGCGTTCACGTTCTGGCCGGTTCTGAACGAGCAAAACAGCCTGTATTGTCTCCGGCTTCTATCATAGGCCGCGTGCATCGCTGTGCTCTGGTCAATCTGGTCATAAAAATCGTCTATATTTACCGATAGCCGTCGCGTCTGAAATAAGTCCTCCTGCGCCCCTTCTCCCTTCGCTATTGCATAAACTCCATCATGGGATGGGAAGATAACTGCCCGGTCAAATACCACAATAGCCCGTTGCTCCGTAGTCCCCAGAGAAGTATGGTCCGGCCTATAGGAAACCGCTTTTACCGTTATGTCCGGCCAGCTTCCGATCATGGCCCATATAGAAAATTGCTTGAAAATCAGCAAGTAATTATCCATAGAGGCCATTGCGGTGATAACGTCACCATCGCGGTAGTTAATCGGTATGTAGTTCAAAATGGGGAAACTCTCCGGTTTAGAGAAAAACCCGTCATGGTCGGAAACATAGATGATAGACTGGTCTCCTTGCGGGATAGCAAAGATACGACCACCATGAATGACGAAAAACTTAAACGCGCTAGGCGGCGCGTTATTGGAAAATTCCTCTAACGGCTGGCGGATTTTAAGGTTCGTATCTGAAAGATTATCCGCTATGGCACTCGCTATATTCGCCGTTCCTACTCGGTAAAATACTCCCGGCCTGCCGCCTTCTACTATCGCCCCATAAAGCCGCCATTGATCCACTTGGGGATCTGTAGGAGTCGTGGGTGAGGCTACACTGGCCTGCTCGTTGTCAAGACTGGTTACTGAAGATTGAGGCGATTCAGATCCTTCTTGTTGCGTAGTCGAGTTATAATAGACGGCAATGTATCGACGCTGACTAGATACTGCCCCTGCTGATTCGGTTATTGTGCCGACCGCCGCCGGAGCTTCTATCCCCCATTTTTGGAGTGCCGATCCTGTATATTTGATGTCGTTGTCAACACTGTTAGAGATAAAAACCAGATTTTCCAGCATCCCCCAATAGGTTGTTCCGCCTGTGCGTGCCGACCAATCCGAAGGGAGACTTGCCGAAATAGCCGATGGCTCACGTAAAACCTTGCTGATACTTCCCCCATGCGCCGCAAGACGTTCTGCAGTCCCGCTGGCAAACCGGGCGTAAAATATGCCGTACTGAGTGCCGGATAGGGCCGTGTTGTTCACCCGCCTTACCCCCCCGCGCCGGCCAAGAGTCCCACCGCGTAGGTCCACGTTGAAGCATTCACGGAGATAACGGGGGTTCAAGCCGCTTGTGGCCGGTCTCTGGTAGAGGCCAAGGAAGGCTTCGGCCTGAAGTTCTTTGCGAAGTTGAAGAGGCATTACCCTATTTTCCACCGCTCGCAATCACATGATGTTGTTTCTACTCGTTCAACGGGAGGGATTGAAAACTGCGATACAGGAGCACTCCCCATACCCCCACCTGCTAGTCGCACATGATTATTGCCATTACACCAGACCTCGTGATGACCACCGCTATAGACTTTTTTAAACTTTTGTTTGCTCATTCGTAAGGGAACCCGC